AGAAACATCGGGTATAGACGGTTGGGATTGCATAACGCCGCCAGGCTGTGCGGGCTGCCCTGCCATTGCGCTTCCATAATTTGATGCATAATTTAAGTAGCTATTGATACCGCTGACTACATTCGGATTATTTTGCGCTAATTTTGAACCCTCTGAAGTAGCTAAAAAGTTTTTCAACATATTACCCAGTGATGCCGTAGTAGTTCCCATACGTGCTTGCGCCAAAATATAGGGGGCCATTGCCTTATAACCTATAAATGGCAGCGTCGCCTGGGCTGTCTGTAGCCCAACTTGCGCTGTAGGCCCTGCGAAGGGTAATGTTGCCGAGCTAGCAGCATTTTGTAGTTGCATCTCTTGAAGGGATGCCTGTAGATGTTTCTGCAAATAGGAATTCGATATAGATTCCCCAATAATTTTCTGCATATTGGAAGAAGCATCTAATCCTTGGCTAAGCGCCTGCCACCCAGGGGCGGCCTGCGAATAACTTAAAGGTTGAAATGAAACGGGTGAAATAGGCATAGTTACAATGTTGCAAGGTATGGTAATATTGATGCAATTCCGCCTCCGACCAATCCCGCTATTCCTCCTTGTTGCGCCTGCTGATATTGATTTTTGTTAGCCTGTCCTGCGTACGCCAATGATCCCTGACTTTGTAATGCATTTGCCAGGCTTTGCGCCATTTCATTGGATGCGTTATATCCTTGGTTCATAATATTTCCAAACCCCTGGAATCCCGTATTAACTAAGTTTTGACTTCCCTCTACGCCTTTGCCAAACGCGCCCATTGCCTCGTTCAAATAACCGTAATAATCCTGATTGGCCAACTGATTAACCGTGCCCGCAATACCTTGTTGTTGCTGTGGACTGCCTAACATACCCCCTGCGGCGGCTGCATTTTTAGCCGCATTTTCTGCTTGGTTTACTTGAAATTGATATCCAGGTGATTGCTGAAAGTTTTGCCCTATCGTGTTTATAAATTGTCCAGGACTACTCATAGCAGAGCCCAGCGCACCCTGTAATTGAGGCAGGAATGACGTCATCTGTTTACTCAAATCAGAATAATTTCCCATTGCACCCAATCCTGCGTTGACATAGGGATCATAGCCTTGCTGCAATGTGCCTTGAATCTGATTAAGATAGGGCATTGCAGAGTTCGCAGGATTGTTGTATTTCCCTTGCCCCATTAAAAATGCAGCAATCAATGAACCTAATCCACCCGCCGCACCGCTAAAATTAGGATTTCCCGCACCGTAACCCCCCGTTGAAATTGCTGCGCTCATAATATTCTCTATAAAGTTTGTATTACCTTAAACGTACCATTTATATTTACCTTCAACTGATTTGTTTCACTATCATAAAGTAATGCACCAACCGATTGCTGCGTATTTAATTGGTTTATGGTTGCCGTAGATTGAGGTGGGATCATAAACCCTTCATTGGATATACTTTTTTGAAGTTCACTGGTTAATTGGCCCAAAAACAATTCAAAAGAAGGATGTACATCTTTTAAGCCCCCACTGATATAATTTGGAATGATTGCCATTTTATTTTACTGGTAAATGCTTAGGACGCCGTCCGTAAATACATATCGCCCACTTCCCCAAAATCTAAATTGAAAAGTGAGATCATTTGCCGTTCCCAATCTAAACAAAGTAAATCTATTTTTCCTATTTCCGATTAAATTCAATGGGGTTTTCAAAAATGATCCAAAACTTTCTGCTCCGTCAGTTGACATAGCCAAGTCTATTGATTGCAACGCTTGAGAATTACCCTGCTCAATAGGAAATGCTAGTGAATTTACAGAAAACTTTGATCCGTCTGCAAGCCTAATAGGAGGTATGATTCTAATCCTTGGGATAGCCAATCCATTTTCATCATTATATTTGCTATTCCATTCGTAGATATTTCCGTCTACAAAACTAACGTAAAAATAGGTATTATTGAAAAAACAAGATTGTCTTGCCTTGTGGTAATCTTGCTTGTGGTCTGACACGTTATATATTTTCTGCTCCGTAAAGTCATACGCAAAACTTACATTATCAAAAGGAAAGGTAAGTTGATAAATAATGTGTCCGTCTTGGTTTAGTAAAACACCATAAGAATCATTTGGCTTTTTTAAAGAAGCTAACTTGTAATTTACCCCGTCATTTTTTACTATTTGGGCTGCACTTCCGTTTGAAAAAACTATCTGTGGAGTAGATTTTTCGTTTCCACCTAGCCATACAACAAATGTTTGATTCCACTTTATAGTAGATGCATTCAAGCATCCAAATTGGATGTCAAAATAAGTACTTTTTTGGTAAGGAAATAATTGCGCACCTGTCAAATACCATGCTTCCGTTACACTTTGACCAAAAACAAACAAAAGATTTGATTGCCCAGGAACGGGAGCTGCTGCCAATATCTTGTTGGCCTTACTTTGAAATTCGCCAACATGAAATGCATCGCTTGGCCACGACAATCCATTATTTGTATCGGATAATCTCCATTGATTTGTTCCGCTTATATCAACTGATATAAAAAATCCTTGCTGAAAAGTAATAAATCCTGGCAAGAAATCAATAGTGGCTTTCTGAAATGTATTTAAAACATAATCGAATATGTAGATGTTCAATCTATCGCAAATAGCTATTTGCCCACCGTTATTTTCAGATAAAAAAACATCTCCCGTAAACGATACCAGCTCCCCTATTTGAGAAGTATCTGTATTTTTGTTTGTATAAAATACCTTGTTATCTATTACAGAAACAAAATGATCATCTTTTATGCTGGAATAAATAGCTCTACCTGCACCTCCTGGGATAGCGCTCACTATTGACTTTGATCCTGCATAGGGGACCATAAAATTATCTGAAACAATCAAATTCCAGCTTTCTTCCAATGATATTTTGGGATCACGACCAAAATTACTTCCCCCCACCATTTTCAGGGGTAAGTCTTGCGCTCCAGCAGTAGCAGGTTTCATGGCGTTGTCCACCCCCCGCTTAAATTCACAATTCCCCAATTAAGAAGTGGAGATTTCCCTAAGGTGGAAGACTTTTGCATTGACAAATCTATGGGCGAAATATCCGTTAGCATCTCTTCATATTCCGAAAGCTGTTGTCTCACGTCATTACTAATGCTAACACCATTTTCTGCGGCAATAAGTTTTGCCAGTCCATATCTCAAATACTCTATGTAAAAATTATCTAGCGTAAGTTCTAAATCTTGATTCAAAGAAACGGAGGATAATGCAAATTTTCCAAATATTTCAAATTGATAGACTTGGTTTGGAAGGAAATAAATATAGATAGTCCCGCCACCTTTTTCTCTTTCAAAGTGATATTGATAGGGGAATGACTGTATATTATTTACGCGAGAAGATCCAAAATAGGCAACCCTTTGGGTTTCCCGCATTGAATATCTTACATTATTTAACACAAATGTAAGTGTTTCTATTTCGTTCAAATCTTCAATGAAATAGCTTTCAGTTCCAATAATCGAAGCAAAATTTGATTTTGCGAAATAGGGAATAGAACTATTTACCGTACTCTTCATGGCTATTAACGAATTCAACAAGCGCAATCCGTCTAGCAGTTGTGTACCCGATACTACTTGCAATTCACGGGCAACAACATTTGCCAGATTATAGGATCGCGTTATTAACTCCGTTACTGTATAAGCCATTATTTATTACCATAATTAAACTGAATAACTAAAGGCTTGAACACTTGCAGTGGTAGAACCACTTGCCGCTGAATTTTTATAAAGAATAGTCTGCACCCCAGCTACGGCATTAGAAATAACAATCAACTGTGCTTGCTCTGCAATACCTGCAACCGAACCGCCCAAAGTAGCGCCTGCTGTTGCAACAGAACCACCCGCGGTAAATAGAACAGAGTTTCCTGCCGTACCAGGAATAAATATAGCATCAAGCAAAACAATCGTATTTGCTATCAAAGGAACAGATGCAGCGAGGGAAACAGCCGTTGCAGTAGTTGCTGTTCCAGCAGATAAAACACCGAGGGGCGTATCATACGTATGCGTTCTTGCGCTAGAAATGCCAGAAACATATCCAGAAATAAGCGCTGCGCTTCCATTGGTGAGCCAATAGCCAATTAACCTGAAAGTTCCATATCCATTAGGTAAAGCGGGCGCAGTAAATGAAGTTGATGCCAATACACCTGATACATTGTATCCAGTTGGATCGGCAATAACATATAGGGCATAGAACGTTGAATTTGCAGCGGCTCCAACATCAAGGCCATTCAAGCCATTAACGGCAAAATTCAAAACGGTTGGACTTCCCAAAACTATATCCATGCTACCCGTAGAATCGCGCGCTGCACCGTCGGAAATAGTTAGGGAAGTCGTACTGGTAAAAGCAGGCACCAGATTGTTTATGTAAAAAGTAGGTAAATTAAGAATAGGTTGCAAAGTTGAGCTAGACATAATATCTCCAAAAATAGTAAGCCATTAAAAATAATGGCTATTTAAATTAAACTTGAGACAGGGGTATACAAATACGTGCTACATATTCAGGCGGAATAGTAGATGCCCACGTCGCATCATGAATATATCCATACTGATTTTGGCCAAACAATGTGCCGTAATAAAGACGCATTGAAACGCCCGTGTCTTTGTCAATTTCACTAGAAGAAGGAAATGGCGCAGTGCTGGGCAATTTTGGCATTGCTAAAAATGCTGCATTTCCGCCTATGATAGCGCCCGCAACATGATCTGGCACGCTTAACACTTGCATTCCAGCAGATAATGGAATACTCAAATTAAAATTAGAA